GTAGGCCTATTTATCTTACCTTGCTTAAGGCCCGGCAATGGGGAGGATCTACCCTTGTGCAAATGTATATGGGCTGGATCCAGCTTATCCATAAGACCGGTTGGAACTCTATCATTGTGGCCCATCTTCGGGACGCCTCTATTGAAGTAAGTGGTATGTTTTCTAAGCTTATGGAGAACTATCCTGTATGGATGCTTCATGAAGAGGGAGAGCCTTACGATGTAAAGGAGGTAAAGATGCGCCCCTTTGAGGGAGCAAATAACATTGATATAATCCCGCAACGTAACTGCAAGATAAAGATAGGCACAGCCGAAAAGCCGGATTCAGCCAGAGCTGGGGACTCCTCCATGACACACTGTACAGAAGTAGCTTTCTGGACTAAAACCGAAAACAAAACACCGGAACAGATTATCCGGGCCGCTTGTTCTGGTAAGCTTCGGGTACCTTATGCGCTGGAGGTGTACGAATCGACAGCAAACGGTACCGGAAATTTCTTCCATGAAGAATGGCTGCGAGCCAAAAAGGGAGAGAGCGATAAGGAATGCCTGTTTGTCCCTTGGTATGAGATTGAGAAATATTCTTTACCCCTGGATGATATAGAAAGCTTTGCCTCCGATCTGATACTTCACAAAGACGATCAAAGTGAGGCTTCAATGGGTAAATACTTTTGGTGGCTGTGGGAGAAAGGCGCCACGTTGGAGGCCATTAACTGGTATATGCAGGAATGCCGCCGCTACAAAGATCATAACAATATGAAGGCCGAATATCCTACGGACGATGTAGAAGCTTTTACCCATTCAGGTAGCAAGGTCTTTGACAACTACAAGATAGAGGAGCTGCGCAAGACCTGCGAGCCACCCTGGCAAAGAGGCGAAATCTGCGGACAGGCCGAAAAAGGACCGGAAGCGCTTTCTAATGTTCAGTTTGTCCAGGACGAAGGAGGACAGGGCAAGATGTGGGTAGATGTGGATAGGGAGATCCGGGTGTCTGATCGCTATCTGGTAATAGTGGATATTGGTGGCCGGGGGGACAAGGCCGACTATTCGGACATACTTGTTATTGATCGCTATTGGATGATGGAGGGGGATAAGCCGGAGGTTGTCTATGAATGGCATGGCCATATTCGTCATGACCTGCTGGCCTGGAAAGCGGCACAAGTGGCCCTGTACTATTGTAATGCGCTGCTGGTAATAGAAAGCAACACCCTGGAGACAAAAGACAAGGAAAGGGATCTGGATGGTAATATAGCGCCTTATGTGCTCGATATCATTGCTGAACACTATGATAACCTGTATGCCCGGCAAGCTTCGGCAGAAGATATCCGGGAGGGAGCGCCCAGAAAATGGGGCTTCCATACCAATATAAGCACTAAGCCGGCAATTATTATGAACCTTATTCAGGTGATAGATGAGAAAGCCTATGTGGAAAAAGAATCTGCCGCCTGTGATGAGATGCTAACCTATGAGAAAAAGACAAACATGGTCTTTGGTGCCATAGATGGAAAGAAAGACGACAGGGTTATGACCAGGGCCATAGGGCTGTATATCTGCTTTAATGAGTTGGACCTGCCCCGTATTATCGAAGAAAGACCGCCGGCAAAGCGCAAGCCGGTATCGGCGGCCATTATATAACCAACATAAACAAACACATGAAAAAGATTATTCACTTCTTCCGTTATCAGTTTTTCAACCTGCGTTACAAATACGCTGTATTGATGGCCGACAGGGCGCACAAAAACAGCCCGCTTCACGACCGGTATTTTGTTATGCCGGACGAAAATGACAGGCTTATTGTTATCAATCGCAAAGCATTCCGTAAATTTAAGCTCTACGGCAAGATAGTACAGAAAAGCCCAGGTTACGATATGATAAAGGAGTGCTTTTATATGACACCTGATAGGGGTGAAAATAACAAATTGCCTGCTCGTGTTGTTCAGGGAAAGCGAAAGATGTACCTAAGATATGTCGGCGTACTTCCGGCTATCAAAAAGGCTTAAAGGCCCGCTACCATCTGTTTATATCTGGCAATCTGTTCCGGATTGGCGCCTTGCTGTACTTGCTGCATAAGCTCGGGTGATACGTTCTCCGGGATCTTGCCTTCTTCTATCTGTTCTTTCTGGGCCTTAATGCTCTGTAGCAAGCCATCAGAGAAAGCAAAGTTGCCAAATTCCAACAACTGCTCAACGCCAATAGCCTGGCTTCTGAACAGCTCCAGTAATATCTCGTTGGCCGCCATGCGGGCCACCGGGGTATTTACGCTATCAACAATAGAAAGGTCAAATTCTACATCGCCGATCTTTTGAGGATCATACTCCGTTACTTCGGAGGCAGATTTTCCTACAATGTTCAGGATGCGCTTGCTGGTATAAAATTGCTGGATATTCTTTACTTTCTTGGTGGCTGAATCAATGATAAAGGAACTGAATGTTTCCAATAGGTCAAGTAAGGACGTGGATGCGTTTTGCTGCTGCTGTGCATACAAAGCACCACTTGTTCCGGAAAATCCGGGTTTACCTTGCAGAGCGCCGGTAACACCGGAGGTATCTTCCATGAGGTTCATCATCAGTTGAAGCATCTCATGGGTTCCTATGTTGGTAAGGTTGTTGACAATCTGCTTAGGGGCTTCCACTCCGGGCTTTGGTTTATACGCAATAAGGCCATCGCTCTTTGTCCATTGTTCGGCAATATCGTCCATGCTCATATCATCGGGCAAAAGGCTCTCCGGGAACAGAAGCACCCCTTTTGCGCTTGAACGTATGGCAAAGTCGTTGATAGTGATAAGCCTGTTCACATAGCGCTGCTGATCTATTACATCTTCCACAAAGCCATGTATTTCTCCATCAATGAAAGGATATAGTTTTATGGTGTAAGGGTGTGATTTATGAGCATAGGGCGTTTCTCCTTCATCCAACACATGGCCAAAGGGTGTAAGGAAGCGGTAATACCAATAGCTATCCATAAACCACTCGTACTCGATCAGGGGTACTTCTTCTTGCGGTATGCCCTCGGCAGCTCCTTGTTGAAGCCTTTCCTGGTTCTCGGCCACAAGGCTGTTTACATCGGATTCTTCCACCTTGTACACATCGCCATTTAGAAAGTCGTGGCAGCGATAGCGGGGCTTATGTTCTACGGTCCATACTTCTATTACCCGGCATAGGCTTTGATTGTAGGGGACAAGGAAATCAATGTTTCTTAGCTCACTCTTTCCGAAGTCTTGCATATAAGAGCGAATAAGGCTGCGGTTTTTGGCCAAATGATATATATCGCTCAGTTCTTTGTATTGCTGTGGGGTATGTGCAAAGGTGGTACAAAGTGAATCGAAGCTTATGTCGTGCAATTCGCCTATCATAGTAAGATCCCAATGCCGTATATCATTAAAGGCACCATCAAAAAAGATATGGTTAGGGCTTACAATATCTGTCCAGCAATCCAGCTTATCCCGGCGCCAGCCGTATGTTTCTTTGGAAAAGGCCGATCCGGAGATCAAAAATTCCTCAAACAGTCGGCCATTTATTTCATTTAGCTTATTAAGCCTAGAATTAACCTGCAAAGCTATGGTCATTGTTTCGCCCAACTTTTGCTCGTCCCGGTCGTTGGCAATACAGGTAGGCTCCTTATCCTGTCCCCGGTACACTCCCATAACGGTACGCACCAGTCGCCGTATAAGGTTGTTTTTAAGTGGTGTGTTTCCCTGGGATATCAGGTAGTTTTCTTCTGTCATGGTTTCGCCATCATAGTAGATCGTATCACTTAACTGATCGCCGTATGTATAGCGCTTATTCCTGGCCCGGTTCTTTCTGTACTTATAAAGGTTGTCCCAACAGGATTGAGCCTGCAATATAATGTCCGGGCGCTTGCCTCCTGCTGTCATACATAGCTGCGCTTTGACAGAATCCATGCTCTCCTTTTGGGGAGCAATCTTTGATAAGGGTATAAGTTTCCGTTTGGCTTGCATCTTGCTGTAAATTAGTACAGCAAAACAAGTCTATATTACAGGCATTGTATCTTTATCTATTAACCATTCAAATCGGTCTATTCTTTGGCCTTCTTCTTTTCTATTGCTTCAAGCTCTTGGATCAGTTCTGCTTTTAGCTGATACAGATCCAGCTCTATTGCTTTACGTTCTTCGGGTGTTTCGGCCATCTTGAGGTCGTTTTGCAGCTCCCTGATGTCCTTTTCGTAAAGCTTATGTATCTCGTATCGTACATAAGCAGGTGAATTATACAGCTTATCCAGCTTCTCAGCATAGTCCATTATATCCAGGTTGGCCTCTTTTTCATATCCACGAAGTCTTTGGGCTGTTTCCTTAAACTCGTCCATGTAGTAGTAGTATGCCTTGTTGATCTCATTAAAAGCAGACTTGCTGTCCTTTGTATCGCTAAAGAATCGGTTAAGCACCGGGATATTGCGCCATTGTCTATCGTCTTTGTTCCATGCCATCCCAATAGTCTTGCCTAGTTGGTTTATAGTCTTACCCATACCACCAAAGTAACCCTCAAAAATATGCTCCACAGCGGCCGGATTGACATCCATTTTTTTAGTGTACTTGTCTCCACCAAAAGCCTCGTTAAGTAATTCAGCGCTTTTTACAAGTTGTTTGTTTGTGCCTGCATAGGCTTTAGTAAAGGCCGGCATCAGCTCATTAAAGTCATTCCTCTTGTATATCGGCTTACCAAAGAAGTCTTTGTTTCGGGACACCTGAATAACAGGCTTAGCGAAGTCTGGTGTTACAGAGCTTACAATATCACCCTCGGCACCTATGGGGTTCAGGGGCAACAGGTCAAGGATTTGGTTTACCATCTCCAGACCTACATTGTCGTACTTCATGTGCCCGGCGGCCCATTGTGTAAACAGTTCGCCCAGACCATAAAATGCCCGCATTTCAATAGGTAGTGGTATGGTAATAAACTTGCCATCCCCGGCATATATGCACAGGTTGTTGCGCCTTATCCAGTTTGGTAGGTTGTTGTAAGCTTCTTTGTCGTCATCATCACCGAATAGGCTTAGCAGAAAGCTTGTTATCACCGGAACGGCTACACCGGCGGCAATATACGATCCTATAGCAACAGAGAAGCGCTTCGGGTCCTTCTTTGCCAACTTAGAGAAGTTATCCAGGGATTGAACAGCAGCGTTAAAGAATAGGTAATACGTTCTCAGGTGCCTTGCCCCCATTGCTCCGGATCCTTTCTTGTTGAAGTTTACCGTAATTTCTTTGGCGTCTTTTATGGATCGCTGCACACTACGGCCTTGTTTCCGGGAGGTGTAATAAACAGCAAAGCGGGATATATCCTCAGCACACCGGTTCATAAAGCCAATACCATCAACTATAGCCCGGCCGGCATCAATCGGATTAAGGGTAACGCCTTTAGCCTTCCGGATGTGTTTCTGCATCATGCTTTTGTATTTGTCCAGGTTATACAGGGCAGTATAGCCTGTTTCGCCTCCGGATGAAATAAAATCATAAAAGGCCTTTTCAATAGGCTTATCCATATCCAGGGTTCCCTTTTTGAATTTTTTCATCAAGGAGCCTATCTTTAACATAACTTCTCCCAGGGTTCCCCTGAATTGCTTGCGGTAGGCGGCATCTTCTTTGATGCCAACTGCGGTTGAAGCGAAGATAATATCTCTGCTCATATTACTGAACACAAAAGCCGGGTTGCGGGTAGTAAAGTTAGCGGCTAATTGGCGGTTTAACTGGCCTATTGCACTATATATCTTGCCTGTGTCCGGATTAGTAAGTCCATTTACGGCCTGTGCCATTCTCGGATTGCCATTTACATAAATAGCATATTCTTTGCCGGCAGACTTTACCATAACAATATGTTCGCTGATTTGCCTTTTAGAGGCTTTGTAGTTCAGCTTAACCTTTGTTCTCTTATGTTGTGCCATCTCTTTGGCTTCCAATTCTCTCATAAGCTTGTCATGCTCTTGTATGGCCTGCTGTGCCTGTTCGGGTGTGGCATTTTCAGGAAATTCCGGGAATGATTTCACCCATTTGGGCTTTTCCGTTGTCCCTTCATTCTTATACCATACCTCCCGGACCGTGAGTAAGGATGTCGGATGATTTAAAGCCAGGTTCAACAGCTTTTGCTTCATAAGGTTGCGGTTGGCCTGTAGTATTCCGCTCTGGGCCATATTGCCTATATTGGCGAATGGATCTTCAGCTAAAGACTTGCGCCCCTCGGCTTTTTTAATTGGAGCATTAAAGCTGGATTCATTGGTAAAATAATATTCGTACATATCGCTGGCGGTGTCCTCATCAAAACCCCTTAGCGGCACATAGTATTCAAACATACCCCTGATATACTCGTACATCTCTCTTGTTAGCAAACCACCTTCGAACTGCTTTTGTAGTGTTCTTTTCGTGGCGGCGTTTATGCTATCCCAGAGATCGGCTGTTTCTTCCGGGTATTTCTTCTCAAATGCCTCAACCATTGCTTCGGCCTTTTCTTCAAAGTCCTTTTTGCTGTCAGTAAGATCCGTTAGTCCGGAGTAGTCATCTTCTCGGAAAATCTTGTAACCATCAACCAGCCCCTCCCGGAGCCTTTCTGTCTTGTCGATAACTTCCTGCCGGGATAAGCCTCCTTGCCTCTGCGCCTCTTTAAAGTGTGCCACACGCTCGTCATGCTCAGCAATAATTTTTTCAATATCACCTGGCTCCATTACCCCTTGCAGCGATTTTAGAGCATCTCTCCATGCGAACAGCCGGTTGCGCTCCAGGCCATGCTTGGCCATAACGTAAGCCTTCACATCCTCATATTCGGCCCCTTTATCGGTTATTGCTTTTACGGCAGCAAACAATGGGGTAAGGTAGTTTTTATTGTATGCTTCTGTTTCTGCGGCCCCCTTTGATGATAGGTGGTTTTCTGCTGTATAGGCATCCTCAAAGTCCTGTATGGGGGAATCTGTTTCTTTAGCAATGGCTTCCTGGGCTATCTTTAGGCTAAGCATACTGTCCTGATAGCCTTCTTTTGTCAAATAGCCTCTGTTAATGGCAGTCCACTTGTGCCCCAAGATATTTATGGTGGTTTTCTCTAAAGCTTGCTCGTAAACATCTTGCGCCTTTTGGGTTTCCGGAACTTCTTCTTTGTCGGATTTGCGGAAAAGAGCCTTGTCGCTGCCATAAACTCCTTCCGGCTCTAATACCTGTTGGTCTGCAAGACTGCGGTAGTTATTTACAATATCATCATTTTGCTTTATTTCAAGCACATCAAGTAGGTTTATGTCGGCTGCTCTTACCGATGCACGTATGTACTTTGCATCATCCAGCCTGCCATTTGTTGCGATAAACACCGCTTCGCCATGCCTTCCAGCCTCCTCAAGAATGAGGCTTATCAGGGCGTCTGTTTTAATGTTGCCATCGACAAGCATATATCTGCTCACAACATTAGCCCTGTCCGCAATGATTAAATGCAGTTTATCAACAGCTCCACGTTTTTGCTGACTGAGAAATTCTGCCACATCTCTGCTGCTTCTTATTTTCTTTCTTTCTTTTGTGGCTTTATAAAGCTTTTGTCTGTCAAACTGATATACATCTACAGGCTTTGCCTTTATCTCTGTAGGCCTTTCTGCTTTCATTGGGTAATCCTGGTCAAACTGGGCATATTCTCCGCTATCTGTGTCAATGATAATTGAAGGCATCACCGTAACACCCAGTTTGTCTGCTATCGCTGAAATTCTTCTATGCAGGCCTACATCGGCCGATGATGGATTCAAATTGCCACTTGGATGATTATGCACCATGCAGACTCTGTTAGCTCCAAACTCCTTAGCTGCCGGTGCTATCTGTGATACATCTACTACTGCACCAGAGCTGCTTCCTGTGCCAACATACAACACTCTATACTCTCCCTTGTCATTCATAAACACAAAGAAGGTGTTCTCTGTAGCTGCGCTCTCCAGGTTTTTAAATATAAAAGCTATGTCCCCGGCACTTTTTATCCTGGCCGGACCAGTAAGCATATCGCCCATGAAGGTAACGTGCCCCCTGTTGGTAATAAGCCTTTCAACATAACTTACTCCAGTACTGATATCAGGATCGTAACCGGCTTTCTGTTGTAATACTCTTGTGGTGGCAGAAGAAGCGATGGCTTTGTCCCTCCTTGCTGGTACATCACCACTTTCGGCTTCCCAGTTGATTTGCAGTTGTGCTGCTGTTTCTTTGTTGCGCTCATATTTCTTTAGTGCTTCTCTGGCTGCTGCAAAGATTGTTCCCTCTCCAGTTCCGCTATCTGTTGTTGCAGGTGTTCTATCATTTCTTTGAAGGACACCAGTTTGCCCGGATTGCCCCGAAAGCATATTGCTAGCGAGTTTTCCGTTGCTTCCCCGGAAGCTATTTTGGACTGATGCCATAACAAGGCTTTCCGCATCCTGCTTAGTGAATCTTCCATTTTTGTAAAGTTTATTGAGTACTTCGTGAAACAAATCTACGATTTTATTCCAGATGCTCTGCTCCTTCTTCGTTAAATCTTCCTGTTTGATGATTTTCTCTCCGATAAAAGCCAGGTATTCCTCTGCCTGCTCCTCAATAGTATCTGCCCAATAGGCCTTCGGGACAACTCTTCGTATCTCGTCCTGCCCCAGGTCGTTGTAAATCTTGCGCATTAACCTACTGAAATCCCTTGCGGGTATTATAGATCTTAGGCCGGCATGGACACCAACTTCGTGTACCCAGGTTCTAAAGGCCAATTCTGGTCTTTGTATCTCATTGAGGATAAAGTATGCTTTATTGTCCCCAGTGTAATAGAAGCCCTGCACATCCAAATCATCGGGCATTTTGTTTTGCAATTCCTGTGGCAATTCATCCCGGCTGTCAACCACAACAATATCCACCGCATTTACAGCCTCCTTGGAGACGTTGTCAAAGAAAGAGCGTAATACGGCCAGTTTGGCCTGACTGACTACACCTATCCTCTGCCTTAGTTCTTCGGTCATCTTATAAAGCGGCACACCCTGTATTACAGATTCGTACATCTTAGCGGCATCTGTTTTACGAAACCGGGCATTCTGTTGTGTTGCAGCGGTGTTTGAATTTACAATATTGCGAAGTGCTGTTATGATTTGCTTCCATTCCTGGTCAACGTCAAACTCCTTACTCAATGGTTGATCGCTCATTAACCATTCAATAAATGCTTTCTTGCTTGGCTTGTATGGCGCATTATCTACTCCTGTGCTATAGAAACTATCTCTACCGGCATTGGCTTTTAATTTGTAATCATAGACCTGCCCATCAACCTTATCTACAACAATCTCCACATCGGCCCAATTAAAGAGAGCATCTTCTAGAGCATCTTGTTCTTCTTCTACAAATTGATCGAAGATTTGTCCAACTACTTTATTTGATAATTTCATCTGTGGGCTTTCTTCGCCTGACTTGCGAAAGCGAATATCGGGATCGCCGGTCATTGATGTTTCGATATACTCCTCTTTGCCATTGTCTCTGAGTATCTGTTTTACTTCATCGTCCGAAAGCACTTCTAGTATCTTCATTGATCCGGCTATTGGCCATGCGTTGGCTCCGGTTGCAGCCGGATTTGTTTTGAAGTTGTAGGCTTCTTTTGGCCCAATTAGTCGGCTTCTTATGCCCTCCCTTTGTCCGTTTGTCAGTACAGGCGAATTATCATTCTCTACCTGCGTATCGTTGCTCATTGCCGGGAGTAAGACCTTTACCCATACCCGGATTTCGCCTTTTCTTTTTACCTTGCCCTGGAGGAATAGAGGCAAATCCACAGCATGAATACCGGGGCGGTTGGCTAAATTCTTGCCGCCGATCTTTACAGATTGCTTCTCGGCCTTATACCATTTGCCTTTTTTAAAGCCTTTCTTTCCAGCTTCGGTGTCTTTTGCGTAAAGCGGATAAAGTACTCCAGGCTCATTTTCAAAGTACCTCATGAGCTTATATGCCACCTGTGTGTCTTTTGGAACCTCATCATCGCTCAGTTCGGTATATGTGACTGCCTGCTCGCTTTCCAAGTGTCCTTCGGCTTGCTGAATATCGTTGCCGGCTTTGCGGTCAGACCGGCGGAACATGATAACATTCTTATTCTCGTCCTCCTTTGTTTTAAGCTCGTCAAAAAATGCCTGGAACAGTCTGTTTAGCTCTGTCCTTTCTTCCCCTGTTGGATATGGGCTAATACCGTATATTGCCTCGTAAACGGGCGCCTTGTCGTATTGTAGATAATCGCTTTTATCTTTTCTTTCATCCAGCTTTGTTTGAATGAAATACTCAAATGCTCTGGCGAACATTTCGTGGGTTTGTGCAAAATATGGCGTTGCTCTGGATTTATCAAACTCTTTGCTGTTTTTGTGAAATTCAGTATCAATGGAAAGCTTTTCACTTTCTCCGTTTTTAGCCTTTTCCAGATCTTCTGCCGCTCTATACAGTCTTGATGCGTAATACCCCAGGTTATAAAAGCCGCCTGTGTTTCTCTTTAATCCTGTTTTTCCAAAGACTTTCTTATGTATAGCATCAAGGGCCTCTATTTCGGTTCCCTTGTAGGTGTCAGTAGCACCTTTCCAGACAACAGGACTACCTTTGGCTGATAGCATAAGATCAATAAGCCTCTTTGCCTCGTCAACTTGTTCGCTTGTAGCTTTTACTGTAACTGTATCATATTTTTTCTCTTTCCTGTTATACTTATAGGTCTTAATGCCTTCTGTAAATTTGTTTATAAGAGCATCTGCTTCCCTCTTTGCGGGTTTGAGCGCATTTTCAAACAGTTTTTGTTTTTCCTCTATGCTCTTTACCTGTGTGACCTGCTTTGATTTAAGCGCATTGGAAATGTCCCGGAATAGCCTATAAAGCTCCGGCCTCATGCCTGATCTTAACACATTATCCCTGGACAGCATTATGTTGCCAGCTTTTACTTCGCCTTTCTCATCCCGATCATAGTTTAGATTGGCTTTTTGAATGGCGAAATAGTTATCAACAGCGTGTGCCCATTCATGTGCCAGGCTACCGGCTCCTTTCATCCGGGTAAGGTTTATAACAGCCCTGCCTGACTCAAAGTGTGCTCTGGCTCCACCTTTAAATCCACCTGATCCCCTTGCTCCAAAAGCTATAGACAGGTTTCCTGCCAGCGATAAGGCTTTAGGCGGAACTCCCAGCATATCGGCCAGGTCCATAAAGGAATCATAGGCCGCATTTAGCATTGTTTGGCGTTCAAGCGGTTTTACCCATTCGCCAAACTCCCCGCCTCTAAAACCAAAGGTGTTCATAAACTCATCTGTGTCTATGTTGCGCCCCTTGCGGTAGTCTTTTCCAGTTCGCTCCACCTTATCAAGCGCCGGGATGCTGAAATCCTCACGTTTGCGGTTTAGTAGGCTTGTGGCGCCTTCGGTTGAAAATAGATAGGCCAGCGCTTCCTCTTTGGTAGGAAAGCTGTTAAACTCCATTATCTTGCCTGTGGATGCCCTTTTGCCTATAACAAACTGATCTCCGTTTTTATCCACCCTGTACTTTTGGGCATATACTTCAAAGATCGGGATATATGCTTCGGCTTCGGCCTCTGAATTGAATATCATAGGCTCAGACGTACCTATTTTTTCAATAAAGCGCGTGTATGACCTCCCGAAGGATCCCTTCTTTTCGTAAGCAACAGTAAAGGGTTTAGATGTATCTACCTTTGCTCCTATGGTTATTGAGCCATCGGCGTTGGCAAATCTATACTTTCTTCTCCATGCCGGTTGGCTGTCTGTGTCCCTGGCTTTCCTTTTGATGTCCATATCCTTTCTGGCGCCACCTATCTTCTCTCCGAAGTCATCAAGTTTTGGCAGGGCATCGTCCTTATTGGACTCAATAAGGCTCGCTTCAAGCTCGTCGTTTATATCAGGATCCTTCTTCTCCGGGGATATTATCTCGTATTGCCCCGGAAGCAATATTTTCAATCCAAAATAATCAAACACAAGCTTCCCATCCGGATGTACATTAAACTCATCAAACGGAAGCGTAATTTCCCTCCCTCCTATCGTAAATTTAATTTTGTCCCCTCTCTGTGGGAGGACAGGCTTATCCTGTTTGTCGGTGTCTTTCTTGGGATCTTCTTTGGCTTTGTCCTTTTCTTCAAGCCTCGCTTTCCTTTTTTCCTCAACCCTTTTTTTTGCCTCCTCTGCTGATATATTACTTGGGTTTCTTCTTTGCTGTTCGGCAGTAAGGGCCGTAAAACGATCAAGTTCACTTTCAGTTAGCGTTCCTATCCCAGAGTTGGACCCGGTTAACGGCGTATTGCTATTTAAGATATACTCCTCTCTTTCTTTAATTATATCCTCAAACTCCTGAACCTCTTTATTCAAATCCTCATCCGAAATCAAAGATAGCTCAGACTGTAAATTCTTGTCCTTGTTTTCTTTCCTCAGCTCCGGATAATCTTTCAGCACTTCTTCGGGGACTGGTCTGCCTTCGGCGATAGCTCGATGGACTAATTTTTCATGTATTTGCCCACTTGTCTTAGTCTGCCATTTTTCTACTTCCTTATTTAGTTTTGTGGCTATTTGGGAATTTAATTCTTTTGGATATTTATTCCGTATATCGTAATACTCCTGTAATTGATCATCGGATAAGTCTAAGGCGGGACTATTTTTTCCAAAATAACTTGCCTTATTATTGAGCGTAATAACGAAGTGTATATTTACAAACTCGTCCCTTGTTATCTCCCAGGGTTGCCTTTCAGAATTATCCTTTTTGACAACTTCGCCCTCTTTATTTACGGCTTCGGTTTCTTTATTTGTCAACTTTTGCCCTTCTTCGTTTTGGTCATTGTTCTGAATATCAACATTATCGCTCTCTTTTTCTGGCAACTTTTTATCATTTTTAGTTTCGGAAGTTGATTTATTTGTTGATTCGGTGACGGCGTTTTCGGGTTGTAGTTCTTGTTTTAAACTGTCATACTGCCTGGCTGCCCATTCAGATAACTCTGTAGGGGTTGTTATGTTCAACTTCTCTACAATGTCTTTTTTGATTTCGTTTGGCAGAGCATCAAGTTCAATAAAATATTCTCTCACTTGTTCTCCGGCATTCTTTGAATAATCTCCCTTGTAGGCAAAGCCTTCGTAATCCTTAAACTTGCCATTACCTTCGTTTAATTTAAGCGTTGATATTATTTTGTTTAGGTTTGAAAGAGCATCATCGGCGCTTTTTATATCCTTGGGTGCGATCAATCCAAACGCTTTATCAAATACGGAGCCTTCATTTAATATTCTCTGCTTACGTTCTTCTGAAAGTCTGGCCTCATGCTCTGCTCTGCTTTCGGCTTTCTTTACGGCCTTTTCGGCTTCGGCAAAGATATCTATGGGATCACCTTCCTTGCTCTCGGCTTCCGGCTGCTCTTTGTTCTCCAAAGGTTTTAATCTTCCTACGGCAAAGCCTTTCCCCTTTACTCGTGGGTACTCAATCCATTCCCAGTCATAGTTCTTGTCAAGTTCACCTTTGCTTAAAGCTATTCTAAAAGTGGATTCTGCTATTCCATTGTATTTCTGTCCATGATAGCTTCTTACAGGGATTGGCCCATCCTTATGCTCTAACATAGCTTTGGCGTCATCAAGGGTTAGATAGTCGCCATAACGCATTAAATATTCATTACCATTATCATGCTCATAATAATTGTATAATGAAAAAGGGTATTTCACTCCAGTATCGGCGTCAAACACTCCCTCTCCGGTTATTACACTTGTTTTTGTAAATTTGCCTTCTTCGTCCCTTTTCTCTCTGCTGCCTAATCCCTCTGCAAGCATACGGTTTAACTTTTCCTTATCCTCGGAGATGGGAGATTCGGGTACTTGATCTTGAAACTCCTTATACTCTGCAAAAGCTTTGATTTGCCTTGCCCCATCGTTCAGCCATGTTTTGAATTTATCAATAGGCACCTGGGTAATGGATCCAAAACCTTTCCAGCCTGGAGGATAGTTAGCCATGTATGCTTGCTGGGCCTGTTCTTCTGAATCAAAGCCTAACATTACCTTGCTTTCGTCAAATTCTCCGGTCTGTGGGTTAATCTGATCAACTACAAATACAGTTTCGGACAGGGGGTTTTCTCCTATAAATACATCCACCTGATCGCCATCCTTGCCTTTCGTTCGCTTAAAATAGCCGTATGTGTTATTCATGGTAACGCTCCATTTCTTTCCATTCTGGTCTGTCCCGGTGCGTTCTGATCCTTTTGGGTTCTCAATAGTTATATCAAGCCCCTGGACTTGTATATGTCCTTTCTTGTAGTTCCCTGCTTCTTTCTGTTCAGGGCTTGGATCAGTATTAACCGCTTCCTCCTCCTTCTTTATTTCGGCTTTTTTGGCGGCCTTTTCAGCTTCGGCCATTATATCTACAGGCTCGGCATCTTGCCTGTCTTTAGCATCTGTAGCACCCTTTTCACGTTCTTGCTGTCTATTGACTTGGGGTTCTCCTCCAGGTATCTCTCCAGTACTTCCTGTAGTGTTGGTTGTCCGTATTTCAGTGCCAGCTCCTCCCTGAATAGAAGCATTTCCAGGGCTTCCTTGTCCCCATTCAGTGCCATGTTCGCCTCTGTCATTTTCAGTAGCGACATCCGCTCCTTTCTTTCCATTGTATTGTATGTTAAAGTGTTTTTCTATTGCTTCTATCTTGCTTAGTGTTTCGGCCGGATTAAACAGTGTACCTCCAACACCTTGCAGGCTATTATATAACTCATTAAATTTCTGTATCTGATACTTCTGGCTTTCTGTTTTAAACATAGCGGCCAGGGAGATGGCAAAGTTAGAATATCTTTCCAATGGCGCAAACTGCCCAGAGTTAAAATCCATCTGTATTTGCATAGACCAAACAGTGGCTGCCGTCAAGGCTTCCTTTTGCGTCTTGCATTTCATAAATATTTCATCCTGGACGAGATACGAATAGACCTCAATGGCCTGCTGTACATCTTCTAATATTTTACTCCCTTTCTTGCTTGCATTGTCCCGGTGTATGGTTTTCAGTATGGCTTTTTTTGCATTATCTGGCAACATGGTGTTAAATATGCGCTCTAGGTTGTCTATTCCTCCTTCAAATAGCCGGTAGGAAATAACGTCTGTTATGTCCTGAACAGCCTCTGGGGTTAGCTTACCGTACTTATTGAATGCGGATTGAAACTGTGTATTGTTTATTGCGCCCTGCTCAAATAGGTATTTTAAGGCCGCCTCTCCATTGCTCCTTATGATTTCATTCATAGATAACAAAACGTCACTACTCTCATCCTGGTTAAGTGCAATGTCGGCAAAGTGGCCGATATTGTCCCCTAAACTCATCAAGGTTGTCTTGGGTGCTATCCTCTGAATATCCCCGGTTTCAATATCGGCTATGCTGCGCTGTCCTAATTTTATTGCTGTGTCATCGTCAACCGGAAGCATACGGACTAACACGGGCGACTGCATCTGTTCTATTGCTTGCGGATCCAGCCCAAAGCGCTCTGCGTTATCTGTCAGGTATTGCTTGTATCTGGCGGCCTGTTCCGGAAAATCCCGATGCATAATAATAAGGCCATTGCCTCTATTATTGCCTTGTATAACTTCCCCTCTTTCGTTTATTACCGGAGCACCTCCGTATGCTGTTGCGGATGCTGTAATTTCTTCCGGGTTGATTTTTTTAGCTATTCTTTCAGCCGCCAATTCGCTGTTTACATCGGTTCTTTCTTTGGGTTGCGCCTCGGAAATGAAAAACCGGGGGTTTCGCACCTTTTTAACATGGGACGGTTGCAAACTCTGTGCTTCAATAATCGCATAACTTCCATCCTGTTCTTCGCTTGTGGCAAATTTAACCTTTGTAGGTGCGCCAACTACGGCCGGCACATTTTCTTGCCGGTCTATACGCTGACCATTCATAAGTCTAAAACCGCGCCTCCTTGCGTCTCTCGCCTTGTCAACTGCAAAGTCCGGCACATTGGCAATATCTTCCTGTTGCTCCGGTTCGGTTTGCTCTGTTGACTGCTGTGTTGCCTGTGCTGCCTTCGCCTCCTCCTTCGCCTGATTGCGCTTTTCAATGTCGGCTTTTAATCTTTCTGCCTGTTCCAGCTCCCGGCGCTTCTTTAATATGTCCCGCATCTGGATATACTTTTCGGCATTAGCCCTTTCGGCGGCTACTTTGCGGCGCTTCTTTATCGGATCCTTTTCTTTCTCGGCTGCCTTAATAGCTTTTTCTGCCTCGGCAATATAATCATCCACTACGGCGGCGGCATCTTCGGGGCTAAATTCAGTCATCAGCGCATCAATAAAGTCTTGCGGCTCGGTTATCTGGCTGTAGTCGATATAGCCTTCCTTGTCTTTCGGAAACTCTTTTACCGGGGCCGGCGCTTGTGTTTCGGATTCTGTGGTTGGTTGCCCTGTGCTTTCTGTCTGTATAAGCTGTCCTGCTGCTGCTGGGGGTGCTGCTGGTGGCTCGTCCCCTGGCTTATCGTTACGGATAAGTGCATTTGTAAACTGATCGGCCGGCAGGCTTATTACTTTCTGTTCCTTGCCCTGTTCGTTTAGAATAGGCTCATCAAGCTGTAATAATATCTCCCCTGTAGCGGGATCTATGCTCTGTATGGTTGCCGTTGTGGGCTTATTGTTCAGGTTAAGCTGTACAACATCCTGCACATTAACGCCTTCAACTGCCTGCTGTATTTCGTCAGGTTCGGGTGTTTCGGCTTCCTGCTCTGCCTGAGCGGCTACGGTGTTGCGTATTTCTTCGGCTATGGCATTAGTGGCCTCATCGGCATTGGTCTGGTCTAAGAGCTTGGATATCTCTCTTATGGAAAGCATCTTTTTATTGCCTTCCTGATCTACAACAATAACCGGCTTATCCTCGGAATGCGCCTTGTCAACGAAGCCTTCGGCATCGAATGCTACATTTTCGGATAAGATATGCACCTGCTCTCCGGTAATGGTTTCCACAAGGGTAAGGTTTCCGGCTTTGTCGGTTCGGGACTGGATCTGCTCTGTTATTCTCTGCACCTGATCTTCTATATCGTCCGAATAGGACTGCATAAGGCCATCATAGCGGGCTTTAGCGTTTGCATAGCGGAGTACTTGTTCTGCGTCCTCCCTTTCAGGTATGCTGGCAATAAAGGCCGGATCCTGAATAACCTCATCAAGCGCCGGATCTATATCCTTTGCGGCTTCTTCCAGTTCCTTCTTGGCTTTACGGATAGACATACGCCTGTTTACACCCTCGTAAAAGCTATTTTCGAGTTGCAACTGTTCGGGTGTAACTTCGCCTTCTGTCTTGCGCTTCATATCGGCTATGTTGGCACCTCTCTGCTGTTGTAGCTTGGCCACATAGTTGGCAATAATCATTCCGGCGGCTATCTGATTGTCCCTGTCCTGGTTATTGATAGGATCGTCTAGGTTGATAGGGCTGTTCTCGTCTTGCTGTTGCGGGGCTTTGGCTTGCTTGGCTGCTTTGGCTTGCTTGGCTGCATTTACTGCCTGCTTAACGATTGCATGAAGCTGTTCATCGCTGGCATTATCTATCTCGGCCTGTATGTCTTCCCAGTTCTGGTCGCCAAAGGCTTTCCTTCCGGCTTCTCCGGCTTTCTTTAGCTCTTTTTCAGCTCTGTACTTCGGGGTACGATAGCCAGCTGTCTTAGCAACAGAGAAAGCGCCCCCCATAAGGGAAACACCCAGGAAAGTATCAATCTGCTGATCTACATCCCACAGGTCGCTGATTTCCTGATCGCCTACAAACATAGCGTTCAAAGCGGTGCCAACCTGTTCTTCTGCCCACTCGCTAATCGTTCCATGCCATTGCGTTTTGGTGGCAAAATCATCTACCACCTTAGCCCAGTCGCTCGTTTTTATGTTGTCTAACATATTCGCTACTCGCTTAGGTGTAATTTTGCGGGTTAATGGAGACAATTTAGCGAAGTATTCGCCCGACATTTCGGAAAAATACTCTATTGTCCTTGCTCCGTATGCTTTAGCCAGGGCTGAGGGCAATTCTTCGCCCCCGGCATGGCCTGTATATACTACATAGCCGTTATCATCTATCTGAAATTGTGCCTGTCCTGTCATGCGGGCCTGTGTGTCGGCCGCTACACCACCAGCGCCGGTCGTGGCTGCTATTCCGGCAGCTCCGGCAACATCGGCTGCAACTCTTGTTGCATACCGCTTTACAAGGGCCGAAAAGCCCTCTTTCCCGAATTTCTTTACTGCCCACTCTGAAGCTGCCCGGCCTGTTCCGGATAATGGGTTTAACATGATCTCTGCCATGAACGGTAAGGCTTCCCCTGTTACCTGTCCGGCTTTGTAGCCTCTGGTTAGCTCGTCTCCAAACTCGCCTGATACGGCTACCTCTAAGGCTGTTGCTTCTAGTAGATCCTTTTCTGCTTCGGTAAGGCTTTCCGGATCCTGGGCGTATTTTTCGGCTGTGTTCTGGACAACTCTGTTTACTCTAAAATCGGTAGCCCCCATATCCCAGTTGTCTATGTCGGAAACTGTTTGTCCGATTCCCCGGCCTGCGGCAATAAAGAAGTTTTTGTTTTCTCTTTCGATCTCGGTAATAACGGATTGTGCTGCCTCGGCTTTCCTTTTTGCTGCATCTGTAATTATGAATTCCTGTTCCGCTTTCCTGTACGCCTTCTGCTGTTCCGGGCTTGCTACAGCTACTTTACTCTGCATAGGGCTGCCTCCGATGGGTGTATAGGCAAACTGATTGGTTTCTATAATGTCCTGGCTTACGCTCTTGAATTGCTCTTTAGCTCCTTGAAAGTTTTCCCTTGTCCTGGTAGCTGCTTTGCCGGCTTGTTCTTTTAAGGCCTGTCGGGCTTCTTCATCCTGCTGCAAAAGTTCTTCCCCCTGCTTGGTCATTTCGGCCTCTAATTGCTGTTCAGGACTGACAGGCAGACTGGGATCTGTTTTAATCATTGCCGGAGCCTGGGCCGGAGCCGACAAGTCAATAGGCTGTTGTTTGGGTGCGCCGGGCTGGATCTGGGAGGGTGTGTCCTGTGCTGCCGGCTGTACGGCTGCTTCGGGCTTATCCGGCTCAATATAGGGCTTAAAACCCGCTTGAATTGCTTTGTGGTAGTTAGTTGCAGGTATATAGCCCAGCTGATCGCCTTTTAGCACTCTAACTTTAAGATCGGGGTATTTTTTAAGTAAAATATCATACTCCTTTTCAAAGACTGCGCTATCTATGCGCCCTTCTTTACCGTTTGCACTTATTTTATAAACAGCCATTTCTTCGTTGTTAAATTGAAATTTGTATTATTTACCACACTTCTGAGGTTTGCGGAAGCTCATTTCCTTGTTCATCGGGTTCAAACCCTAGATCTAGCTCCTCCAGCTCCGCCATCTGGCTAGCTGTATTCTCCTGCACTATCTTGTAAACTTCGTCCAGGTAAAGGGACTTTGTTTGTTCAAGTTGCCTGATCATGTCTGGGTATTTTGCCGCATTTGCCTTTACTACGTCCACAAACTTAGCTTCGCTAAGCTGATTCAACTCCGCTAGATGTTTGCTCCGCATTCTGCCTGTCAGGCTTGGCATATATGCCGGGTTGTTTATAAGTAATTCCGTAAGCTGAGCCCGGGAGCTGGTTATAGCCTTTTCTGGCACATCTAATCTTATATCTTTTCCTGTCTTGGCGTCCTTGTGTGTAAAAGATACAGATTTACCAACAAGCTTCGCAAGCGTCTTTTCCTCGTTCTCCTGAATCTTTATCACTTGCGCATCGGATAACCTTTTAAGATTATCCCTGTAGTTTTTAACCCTTGCCTCTTGTGTGTCGGCGTTCTGTTGCTTGATCCCAAACTCTTTTTTCCATCTCTCTTGAGCTTCTATTGCCTGTGCATTCCTGTACGCAACATCTTCCTGCCTGTTCGCCTGACTCGTTTCAAAGGCCCTGTTGGTGTTGTATGCTGCTGCTTCTGCGCTGTACTTATGCAGCGCATTGGCATCGTCCTGCTGCTTTGCCTGTACAGTCTGTCGGAGCTTAGCATCTATAAGCTGCTGTCGTTTGTCCAGCATAGCCTTCCGGCGCTGTGCATTGGCCACTGAAAGGCTTGAAAGCTGTTGCGGGGCCGCTCCTTTAGACGTTGCATAGATATTCGCAAGGGCCGATAGGCCGTCTGAAATTGCCGATATGGTAGATTTGCTTCGCTCCCGCTTTTTCTCTGCTTCGAGCTGCTCAGGGGTTGGCGGCTGATAAGGGTTAAGCTTCTCTACCAGCTCTGCCATGCTCGTAACTGTAGGATATTCCGGAGCTTTTTGCTCTGTCGGCTCTGGATCTATGTCCAATGCCGGGGCTTGTGCTTCTGGCTTGGGCGGGTTTATGTTCAATACCGGGGCCTGAAGATCCTCCGGCCTCTTAGGATAAGCCGTAAGCTCGTCTATTGTGGGTGCTTTTATTTTGCTTGCCATCTTACTTTGTTTTTTCTGCCGGATCCTTTATGTATTCCTTTTCCAGGCCTGATGCAGCTATTCCTGCCGCTACTTTCCCGGCTTCTGTGGCTGCTGTGGCGATGTTCTGCGACCTCTGTAGCAGCTGGGCTACTTCTGCGTTGTCAAGGCTCTGTTTGGTGTCCAGGTAGCGATTTTCGATAGCATCTTTACGAGCATCACCGGCGGCGGCAATATTACTTACCGTGTCTGCCAGGGCGCTGTTCTGTGCTTTCTTTTCCTGTGCTGCAACTTCACCTCCGGCACCCATCACGGCGGCTTGCCCGGCTGCTGCCCGGCTGCGTTCCTGCATCAACTCCCGCATCTTGGTAAGTGCCGCCTGGGCCGATGCTCGCTGGGTTGGATCTGCATTGTAGTTACGATCATACCAGGCTTCGTTTTGCCGTTTCTGGGCTTCCTGGGCTTGCTGTGCTTTACGATTTGCAATAGCGGAGGCTATTCCTCCCGCTAAGGCGCTTGCGCCCTGTATTGCGGCTCCGATTAATAGTGCTGACATATTGTTTAGTTTTAAAGATTACAGAAATAAATGACGCAACAAAGTTTAGCATATAATACAACCTACAATCTTTATGTATTAACCGCTTGATTTTTGTCGAGGTAGGCCGCAAATGTTAATTCGATAACCATGATTTGTGTTAATTCTCTTAATTCCGTTAACTTATATAGGCTTTTTGTCGGGGAAACACTTTTTTATGTGTTAAAATCGGCCTTATATCAGGCCCGGATTGTCGCTGTTCTTATTAATAGATAAAGAAACAGGCAGCGTTATTGCTTATACTATTGTCGCTCGAATTACTAACTACTTATATATAAGAGCAATGGAAACTAATAAGAACAAAGACAAGAAAAAGAAGAAGCTAAGCACAGAAGAAATTCGGGCGAAGGTATCGGATTTGCTTTTCGATCCTGATAATATGCAGCGATTACAGGAGCAATATAAGACCTTAGAGGGGAAGGATATGTTAGGCGCATTCAAAGACCTGCTAAAGTTCTTGCTGCCCTCTATGCAGGCTGTGGACGTTACACAGAAGGTGGATCAGAACACAGAGCTTGAAGACAAGATGAAAGAGATTAATAAGTATATGCAGACGCTTAACGATAAGCCGAAATACAGCGAGCATCCGGCTTACAAGAAGCTTGGGCCGATGAATCTAAATTAAAAGGATAAGACAGAGGCATCATATTTTTTTCACGTTTTCTGAAACTGTCCTGCTCCCTCTTAAAATTCACCGATTTTTAACTGCTTTATTATTAGCGATATAGCAAATTCAAATGTTATATCTTAGTTAATGTCGTAATTTTCTGTACCAATGTCGATACAGGTTAAGAAAATACCTATTACTATTGTAGCACTTTATCATTAAATACTAAAATGGCACACCACCTGGACCACTATAAAGAGGAGGCAAACCTCCGGCGCTGGTTTAATCCCCGGCGCCGGAGATGCTTGTCTGTTGTAGCGATATGCAAGGAGGCCGGGCTTGATCGCCAGGCTTTACAGAAGTTTCTTGCCTGCGAAACCGGCCGGGGCCTTACGCCCGATTACCTGAGCCGGGTTATCTCTGTGCTACAGGATTTCGGGTATATTCCTTATGCCCGGCTGAAAAGGTCTTATGAATAATATACTGTGTAACTCTGTCGGACGTGAGTCCCGCTTTGATTAAAACGCATTTTTTCATTAATTTAATTAGGGTTATACAGTAAAAGGGGGGAGCCATCACCGGCTGCCCCCTTTCTTTGCTACGAAATATCAAGCATTTATTAACCAAAAAACAATGATCTAATATATAAGCGGCGGTGACTTGCTTAGCCTGCGGGGTGTGGTTCGCATATTCAGGTAGCGCTTAGCGTTTGCAAGCTCTTGTGCTGCCTTTTCCCGGTATAGCTGTGCTTCGTCCTTCTTTGTAATGTCAAACCAGCTCGCAAGGGCTGAATTTACAATATATTCATGCAAGGCTGTCCGTACAGCTTCTTTGTTGTAGGCATTAAATCCCTCCGGCACCTTAAATGTTACATTATATTCGTCCGGGACCTCCAGAGCGTCTGTTGATTCCTGGTCGTATATGGTTTCTTCTTCCAGGAAGGGAGAGAGTGCTGCCCGCAATTCCGACCATGCCCGGTTCATCTCCAGTGTTGTCTTATCAACTCGATCTGAGCGGGCAATATCTTGAATATTGGCCTGCTCCTTTGCTTCTGCCGGGTTCTTCAGTACATCCCCGGTGATGAAGGCAACCTGCTCGATATGATAAAGCAACTCTGAGCGGTACAGGGTAATAAATATGTAACCGTATTCCATATCCTTTTATGCTATTTCGGGCCTTTCGGGTGCCTTGCGCTTGTTGGCGGCATCCCGGATCTGCTGTATGTTTACGGCTGCCAGGGAGGCATAAGGGGCAGCTTCTCCAGGTGCTGTAAGCGTGTACCAGTCCGCTACGGCTGTGTTCACTACAAAGTTGTGGCAGGCGCTTGATATTGCGTCTGCTGTTGCTGTGTTGTAGTTTGCAGGCATAACCAGGTCAATCTCCAGCTTGTTGTCTGCATTGTCGGCATCGGTAAAGCTTGCTAGAAGCTTGTTGTTTGTCGCTGTCTGATCTTCGTCCAGCTCGATAAAGTCTGCCAGCTTGGTTTTTAATTCCGAAAAGGCGCTGCCCAGGCTTCGAAGGATCTGGTTCAGGTGTTCATCATCATCGCCGGCTTGCATATTTGCCACTTGTTCGTGGTTTTCTCCATTGTGTCGGCTCCGGCCGGTCAAATAGGTTTTGTTTTGTACCTCATAAATCAACTCGGACTTATAAAGCGTGATGGTTAAATCTTTACTCATGGCTGTATAGGTTTTTAAGTTATTGTTGGTCTGGTTGGTTTTTTACGGTAGTATATCTTGGCCCGGATGTCGTTTGCGTCTGCCTCAGCTTGCCGGGCATAAAAGGCGGCATCGTCCTGTATCGTCATTATGGTAAACCATTTGCTGGTTATATTGTTTACAAGGTAGGAATAAAGGGAATTAGTAAGCGAAGTATTCAGGTTTGTATCGTAACCGGAGGGCATCTCTAAAACTAATTCAAGTACTTCGGCATCGTCTATTGCTTCATCGGTGGGCGCTGTGTAGGTGGTTATAAATTGTTTAAACTCGTTTGCGATAGCCTGGCAGGCCTCTCTCCAGAACTGCTCAAACAACCCCCGGTCTGCTTCGTTTGCAAATACCCGGCCAGGGTCCGCTCCTGTGTCGGCTATCTTTGCGGCAGCGTACCCGGTGGCCCGGAATACGTCCGTATACACCCTACTTTTCTTAATTGCTATGCTTATTTCGGCCATACTTTTTTGTTTGTATGGCACAAAAATACAGGGTGCCGGCCTGGTGTGTCTTTATCCGTTAACCGAACTATTATAGTTTTTCAAAAGAAAAGGGAGCCGTTAAAGCCCCCTTCCTTGATTGTTCATAGCTTATGGTCTATTTGGGTTCAAACTCTCCAAAGTGATCCTATAAAAGCCATCCTTCGACTTACTTTCTTTATTTCTGTATTGTAGGTCTTTAAATTGCTTTTTGCTCGTTTTGAGCTTCCAAAGCATTCCATATCACGAAAAGCATTCAGGTATTCGCCCTCTTTTGCAAGCTTCTCAAACATTGCCACCAGGAACTTATCGTTCTTTAGCTTCTTTCTTAGCCTTCCTATTTTCATAGCTTTATCGTATTCAAATTTATTCAATCTTATCAGCCGGCTTTACTTCATAATCCACATCCATCCCTGACAGGCTTTCTCCCTGGAATAAGCGGCCCACTACAACAGCCCGGAAGGCTTTATAGTGTTTGCCTCTTATGGAGGATATTACATGGTTTACAGAGGATGCCACAGGTGCATAGGTTTTGTAGTCCATTGTTCCATACAAGGCACAGCATACAGCCGGCAGGGTGTCAGCACCAGGCTCCGGGGAAAACGTGCCTCTTACTATCAGCCGGGTAATCTTCTTTAATGATTCACTTCCGGCTTCGGCTATCTTGATAGGCCGGGTAATAAGGGCAAAGTATTGTTGATCGAAAGTTGCCCTCTTTGTGCTAATGTTTACCACCTTGTAGTTTTGTAGCATCACAAGGCTGTCAGGGTAATCGCTGAACACACCGAGAACATTACTACTCATTGCCGCCGTAGTCCATTCTTTGCTTTTCTTGTTGAAGATAAAAGCATAGGGGGTGCCCGGAATAAAAGCATAGATCTTTTCATTGGTATAGTCGTATGCCAGCTCTCCGGTTAAAAGGATGTCGCTCAAACCATAAACCATGCCATTAATCAAAGAGTTAATCCCTGATGCCGGGTATATGTTTGCTCCCAAATTGTCAACAAGGTTGTCTATGTTGCTCATGGTATTACGCCGGAATACTTCCCTGGATCCCAAAATATCGGTTATGCAGATGCTTTCCGAGCCTCCCAGTACCATAATCCCTTTCTTTGTCATAAAGGCAATATCATTATCCATTTGCAGGATTTGGCCCGGCGTGGAAAGGATATCCCTTGTTACCGGGTGGACAGACGAGAAAAGCCCGGTATTTGATACCTGCATAGCCCATACACCCTCCGAAGTGAACACATACAAAGGGAACTGGCCAAACTGCCCCTGGCTTAAAGCCTTTGTTGCCGAAGCCATACCTAGGATGCTTCCGGAGCCAACAGTATTTACCCCTTCCACCGGCCAAGAGAATGGGTTAAGCGGATCGGATGTTATAATTTTGCTGGGGGGCGAAACAAAAGGATCATCAGAAGCATCGGCCTCCGTTGATGCTTCGGGAGGGCTTATAATTGGATCAAAACCCTCAAAGTAATAGGCTCCGTTTAATCCTGGGTGCTGCTTTAGCTCAACACTCAGAACGTGCTTTGAGGATCCTGGTATCTGTGAAAAGATTTCAGCCTTGTAGGCATCCGGATCCGGGTAGTAGAAATACAATGGTAGCTCTTTGCCGATTGCTTGTTGTGATTTGACAATAATTGTTCTACCCTCTTTCTTTATGTACACATTGGCCCAAAACCGCCTTGTTGATACGCCATAATAACAACTCAGCACATTTAATAAAAAACCATCAAATAAGTCCTGTTTTATATTGGCAATATTCAGCCTGGAGTTGTACACATAGCCATAATGCCCGGTGGTTCTGTGGTGTGATTGGTATTCATCAACAAGCACCTGTTTGTTTACAAGGTTTGTCAGAGCATCGCTACTCATCTTGTCCCTTAATGACAGCCGGCCTGTGTCGCTTAGATCCTCAATACTGAGGGACGCCAGCTTGTAAAACAAAGAACAGTTCTTTATTTCGTCCAGGAATATGTCGTCTGCTTTTTCCGGGATCTGATAAACAAAGCGATTTTTTGTAGTTCCGTATCTTCGTATTACCATGCTCTCAAGTGTATGCCTTTGATAACCTAAACGAGACATTGATGCAACAGAGTAGTTATTTAAAAATGGAGCTATGCTTATAGGTCTCCCAACATCATCGTTTTGATCCTGTCGGATTAACGGAGCCGATACAAAAATATCAATGCCCACAATAATATCAGACCAATCATTGAGCTGTGTAATTATATCCGGGCTTATTCCTGTGCCTCCAACAACACTATAGTTTAAATCACAAGCAAGTGCTTCGGCACATCCAGAATAAGGGGTTGGCGTTGT